AATTAATCAATCTGTCTGACTTTAATACTTTGTTATAAAACCGTTGACTTTTATATGTAAAAAGTGCTATTATGATCTTGCAACAATCAATACGGCAAATAAGGAGATAGAAAGATGAAGAACCAATACTATAAAGCATCTACAAACTGGTCAGTAATCAAGCTACTCAATAAACTCTTGGCAAGAGGTATAAAAAATTAGGAAAGGTGAGAACATACAATGAAAAGAAGTAAAACACAACTTAATGCAATTTATAACTACTACGCAAAGAAGAGAGCGGATGCAGTTACAGAGTTTATGAATCATAACGGTCTCTGGGGGGAGTTCAAAGTTTCAGGATACAAACGTCCAACTATGTTTCTGAAATGGGTAAAAGGTATTGAAGTTTACCCGGACGGAAATTTTGAGCAGTGTGATGATTGGATCGCCCCAAGATTCAGAAAGGAGTAGCAATGCCTTTAAGAGGAACAGAAAGGATTACAACTAAGGGGCAGGACGTTAATCCTTATAAAATTAATGAAAAAGAATTAGCCAGACTTTACACAAGTCTGGCTAAACGTCTAAATCAGAGAATGCTTAGATTAGAGAGAGCAGGCTTTACATCTGAATCCGGTGGTGCATACGCGGATTACAATGTAATCCTTAAAAAGTTTGGCTATAAGAAAAGAATAAGAGAGAAAATAAACTTTGATTACAGTGATCGTAACGTCTTATATATGCAGTTATCTTCCATGCGTAAGCAGGTAAAAATGATGCAAAATGTTTTAAAAGAAAAAAGTTCTACAGTGCCAGGTTGGAAATCAATCATAAAAAAGAGACGTGAGAAGTTGTCTGAATATGGTCTTGAATTCAAAGATACAAGCGAAATGAGTTCTTTTTTCCAATCATATGCTTTTGAACTTATAAGTCTTTTATACTCTTCTGAACAGGCTGTAGAGTTCGTTGGAAAATCTTTGCGAGACGGTGATACAATAAGTAAAATAATTAGCAAATTAGAAGAGTTCAGGGATCGCACGGACATAGATAGAGCGGATGACGTAGCAAAAGAGCTTGGTTTTTCCGGAGAAGCAGAAGCACTGAAATATAAATACAAGAGGTAAAAAAAAATGGTTATAGCAGGATATCCAGTGATATCATATAAAGACTACGATTACATGCGTCTTTTTGACGGGAATTTCATACGTAAAAGTAATGCAGGTCACTATCAGTCTTTTTATGAAAAAATCATAACTGTAGACACTGAGACCTATGTGTCTGATAATGAAGACATTGGATGGATAACTGATTGGACTATAACGATAGAAAATGATAGCTGTTTATATGGTAATCATGTACGTGATCTTATCAATACGATTGACAGGATCTGTGACATGCTTCATGCTGATAAAGAACATACAGTGCGATTTTATATACATAACCTATCATATGACTATATGTTTTTGCGTAATCATCTATTATATAAGTTTGGTGTTCCGGATCGAAAATTAGCTATTAAAACTCACAGGTACGTATTTATGCAATGGCAATCTTTCGGCATTGAAATCCGTGATAGTGCTATTCTTACACAACGTACTCTTGAACGTCTCTGTAAGGACATGGGGACGCTTGAGAAAGCTACTGGTACGTGGGACTATAAAAAGAAAAGAACTCCTGAATCTATGCGTACTGTAAAAGAATTAGCTTATGTCTGTGTTGATACTATTTGCCTGTGTAAAGCTTTACGGATCTATTTAACGCAAAGAAATGTAACTGTTGCCACTGCCCCATTGACAAATACGGGCTTTATTCGCAATCAAGCAAGATCAAGATCACGCAAGGACAAGAAATGGCATAAGAAATTTATGTCAATGCAACTTAGTTTAGATCAGTACGAGTTGCTCACAGCCTGCTATCACGGCGGTTATAATCATGCGAACCGGTACTATGTCAATCAATTAATTACTGAACCGGTGGAGTGCTACGATTTTATAAGCTCTTATCCTGCCAGAATCGTATATGAAAAGTTTCCTATGACAAACTTTGTTCCTACAAAGTTATCGTTGCATGAAATCATGGAACTAAAAGAGGATTATTGTTTTGCTGGTTATGTACGATTGAAAAAACTACGCTTGAAAAAAGATCATCCTATGCCACCGCTTGCTTTTCAGAAAGCAAAAGTTTGCGTGTTTCCAGATGCAGATAAGATAAGTAAAAAGAAAGCTATGGAATTGAATCTTGATAATGGTAAAATCGTTAATGCGGATCTTGTAATCTATCCGTTTACTGATCCTGATTTACAGGTCATTTTTGAAGCCTATGACTTTGAATGGGCTGACGTTGCAAACGTCATACGTGCAAAGAAAGACTACTTGCCGGATTGGATTATTAATTATGTAATAGAACTATTCGAACATAAGAACACGTTGAAACATGCAGACCCGGTGCTTTATATGATCTCAAAAGGGGAACTTAATGGAATCTATGGCATGATGGTTCAAAAGATGATTCAACCCATGTTTGAAGAAGATTACGAAACCGGAATATGGAGTGATGTTTTGACTAAATCTGAATATGAGGAAAAGTTACAAAAGTATTACAATAGTAGAAATTCTTTTCTACCTTATCAATGGGGCGTATGGGTAACAGCCTATGCACAGGCTGAGTTATTTGAGCTTGGGAAGTGTTGCAAAAGGTGGATGTATTCTGACACTGATTCCGTTAAGGGTACGGAATGGGATAGGAAAAAACTTGCTGAGTATAACGAAAAAATCATGAAGAAATCAGAGGAGCGAGGAATTGGAACGGTACTCTTTAATGGAGAATCACACACGCTAGGAATTGCTGAGTTTGACGGTATATATAATGAGTTTAAGACTATGGGTAGCAAGCGTTACTGTTATAGAGAAAAAGGAAAACTAAAACAGACCGTGGCAGGAGTTCCAAAAGACGGTGTTTACTGTCTTGATGACAATATAAATAACTTTGAAAAAGGATTTATATACAGAAATAGTCTCACTTATCGCAGAAACTACCGCCGTGCGAACAACTGGAAAAAAGAGCCAAGTTGGAAGCTTAAAACGAAATACATCTATAAAAAAGGAATTAACAAGATAACTGTTGATGGCTGTAAAATAGAGTACGGATGTGCAATCCGTTTATCTGATACGGAGTATGAATTAGATCATACAATTCCGTATGATAAGGAAACAGGGTTACCGTTGCCATTTGAGACAAAAGATATTTTATATAGTTAAATAAAGGGATGCAATTTGCATCCCTTTATTTTTGTTTCACGTGAAACATTACATTGTAATAGATCCTCTGTGAATTTGCACCTGTGTTACGGTTGTAAGCGTTCTGTAGTTATGTTTATCATCACTAATGTCATACAAAGCAAGATAAATCTGTCTAGCTCGGAAATTCAACTGCGCCGGAATGTGATAAAAATCGGATCCAGATTTTACGATCACAGTAGTAGGATAGCAAGTATACCCGTTTCCATCTCCAATAAAACTGGTAGAATAGATGCGTCCGAGATAGTATTCTGTACCATTACAAACAAGTTCACCGCTGTTTGGAAGACAAACATAATCACTCCAAATGATATTACTAGCATTTTCGTTGTAGTTTGTAACAAAAATCCAACTACCCCCCGTAGCTGTAAAATCTCCCGCTTCAAAGTTAGCAGGTACGTCATAAAAGGATGGATGACAAGAACCGGTTCTAACTGCTTCTGTAAGGTAGGTGGCAAGTCGTTCCTGTCCGGTCGTGTTTGGATGAAATCCGTCCGAACTCATGAATCCATCTGCATGTAAAATATATTCGCTTCCGTTTAAATAAATCCAATTTTTCCGCTGTGTATTATACACACTTTTTGCAATCTTGAATCTACTCCATTGTGTGCTGTCCGCTGACCATGCAACCATTGCTACAAAAATTTTAGCGTTCGGAAAACGTGTCTGTGCCACTCCATAGAAAGCATTGATCGCATTTTCAATTTCTGAATAAGAACCGAACTCATTATAACCACCAACTACTAAGATCTGCTTTACAGATGGATCAGCATCAATCTGATTTAGAAGCATAAGAAATGAGTTGTTAGACGTTGAAAACGATGCTCCACCATTGCTTTTAATAGTTACGTTATCTATAGAGCAGTAATCCAAAAAGTGTTCTGTCCAAGGAGTAATGTTTCCATCCGGAGTATACCCCACTGTGTAGCTGTCCCCTATAATGAGGGTTCTACCGCTTAAATCAAATAAACCATCTCTTTTTTCAAGATTAGAAATAAGTTTACCCTGTTCGGTTACTGTGCTTTTTAATGGTTCAATTTCATCCGTCAAGATTTTTTTCGTTGCATCATCAACTACTTTTCCAATCTCTCCGGAATCTAGTGAAGCTTTAATTGCATCATCAATCTGTTTTTGTGCAGTCCCTTTTATGTCTGACCATTCTTTATGATCCTCTTCTGCCTGCTTTGCCACTTTTAAGACGTAATTTAAGTTCATGTCATGCGTGGAGCTGTGAGGGTACGTATTAATCATTTTTCTCTCCTTTCTTAATAAACAAGAATCAGTAAGTCACTTGCAAATAATCCTGTGCAATAATCTATAAATGATTGCTTTCTCAGTTGGAGTTCCGATTCTATCATTTGTTGTGATGTAGTCACGCCTATGTTTCCGTGAATCTGTCCAGTGTGAGTTGTAGTCCCTTTTTCCGTGTTTTTTTCAGTTCGCCCATATTCAATGTCGTTTACATCCTGCCCGGAAGTTTCCATTTTTGTACTATTTCCATAAGTGGTTGTATCTTCCTTTGACGGCTGATAAGTGTTAGAATCAAAAGCACTTACTTTTTCTTCCATTGTATCGGCTCCTGTGTTTGACGTAACGGATCCTCTACCTGCCTGTAATGTGTTTTTGTCTTTACCACCTGTTACAGTGTTTCGCTCAATGTCTGGAGAATCCGTCCAAGTCTCCTTTCTGTCATAGTTCTCAATTGGGTTATAATCTTTCTTTAATGCAAGAAAAACCCGTTCAATGGAATTCTGCCATTTTTTTGACCATGCCGGAATAGCTGAGTGTTTCATAAAATCACCATCCGGATAGAGTGGTTCGCAATCCCCATAGCTTAAAAGTAAACTGTCAATAAAGTTCTGTTTGTCAGCTTCTGCCGGAAAAATCATGTTATCAAATAATGTCTGATCATATTCATAAAGTCCGGCTATTGTAATCCTATACATCCCCATTTGTTACACCTGCCTTTTTGTAGTCTCTTATTTTTACGTTCAGATTCAAAGTGGGATAAAGACTGTTTGCCATGTCAACCCCTGACTGCATTGTTTCCATCCATGTAGTAAGTCGTGTAACAGATTCTATGTCGTTTTTTTCAGTTTCCATAACATTTAAACGCTCTTTTTTATCAGAACCGACAGACGGAATCCCGACTTCTGTATCAAACTGGTCAAGAAGTTTTTCGAATACCTCAATTAACTCTTTTGAAATAAAGTTGTTTTTCAAATCTTTATTGAAATACTCAAAAGGTTCTGAACTTTTCCCCCTCATGTTTGCGTTCTCATTCTCTTTGATTGATGCGTTATATGCAACTGCGGGATTACCTGCTTGCACTTCGTCATAGATTTTTTCCAGTGTTTTTGCGGAGGCTTTGTTTTTGGCAGCTATCATAAAAGCTAACTTGCTGTTGAATACGTTCATGTCAAAAGCAGAAGCTACCAGAGCCAGTTTATAACTATAATAACCGATAATGTCAAAAATTCCGCATCTAGACGGACGTAAATAGATCACACTGCAATCTGTACCAATCTTTAAATCCTGTAATTTTATGTTTGCATTGGTAGAATATGTGTTAATGCTTGCAAGCGTTGGTTTGCAATACATGTCATACCCACTGATAGAAGGATACTGAGCGATCAGTCCATATGCATCAGTATATGTGATCGCAATAAATCCCCCACCAAGTAGGCAAAACTTAAAATAGTCAATGTCAAAATTTGCATTATATGTTATGTCTAAAATAGAACAAACTCTCTCATACAGCATACGGTCAAACGTGTCAGTATATAGACTGTCTACCTTGATTCCTGACGGTTGGAAGTAATTTGAAATGATATTGATTTTATCAAAACCAATGGGAACCCACATATTTTTTCACCTCTTTCTATATTTCACGTGAAACATTATTCATAATAAAAACCACTATTCAAGTAGTTATTCACTGCTTCTTGATCTCCGGTAAATCCACTAATTTCTATGGATGCATTTCTGCATCTGAGATAGCCGGAACAGGTTGAAATCTTTCGAGTGTTTCCATCTGCATAACCCTCACTTGCACCGTTCGGCTCCTTGCTCATTCTTGTATAGCAGATTACGGATGCATCAAGATTATTGAGAATCCCCCCCACTGATCCAACTGCACCAATACTTGTGACTTCCGGAGATAAAATGGAATGTACAGTATTAAGCACTCCGGAAGATACACCAAGTGCATTTCCTGTCATAGCAGATGAGACGGTGGATAAACCACCGATCAATGCATCACCAATGTTTACGTTTGCACCTGCTATGTTTACCGGTACTGTCATCTGACACTGATAGTGCCCTATTACAGAACTTCCAGATTTTAGCCATACATCAGATATTCCAGAATATGCATCAAAATAATAGTCTGCTAATAACTGACCATTATTTGTCTTTGTAATATCTACCGGAACTACTCCAATGCAAGGAAGTTGCACAAAGTAACGACTAAAATTACCATTGTAAAAACGAAAATCTGTATTAGAATAAAGTGGATTAGTCAGTTCAAGATTGTAGGAAAAATGTACCACCGGACTAGTTGAAGCCCCACCAATTAATAAAGCTTGCACTCCGGAATCCCAATAGCCTAAATTTACTTCATTCATTATTGAAAAAAAATTACTTGAGCGAAAGGGTAGCCATTTGAGATCAATAATGTATTTTGCAGGATCAAAAAGAAACTTTGTGGTTGCGTTATCAATCAACTCTTGGAAGTTATCAGCCGTATACATGAAACTCACTATCAAACCTAACTGTTTTTCCGTAACATAGTAAGTTTCAACCCCCGCAGCACCTACGATTCGCATAATGTAGTTGCCTGCATAACCATTAACAAATACGTTAACTGGCTGTGCAACTATAGTGTCCTGCTTCTGCCATTCCTCAGTTGGCAAATAAAGCGGATCATCAAGCAAAGGATCTTGATGATTTGATCTCTCAATGAAACAAGTATAACTTCCGATTTCGTTTTTATAGGTTGCTAAAACATCCTCAGTACAACTAATTTCAGTTTGTCCTGCATTGATTGAAGTAGTTGAATCAATAAAATAATAATGATCTGCCCACTTTGCATAGTTAAATTGTAGCATGTCATTCATTGGTCTTTGTAAAATAAACGTAGGACTCTGAAATGTAGTTGCAGATTTTACAAGGCAGGGGACAGAAGCCCCCTGCCTTGTAGGGCGTTTTGTTGAATTTTTTCTTTTTGAAAAATGGTACAAAACTATTTCTGTCATGATACGTATATATCTCCTTTTGAAGTGATTGCACAAATCCAACCGGATGGAATCCTAACCCATGTTGCTCCGTCATCATCCTTTTTGACTTCTTTTATCGTAACTGAAGTTCCTTTCTTCAGACAGCCATCGGAATATGCATGTTTCATTCCGTCCCTTGTCAGCTGTTCATACTCTTTGATCTGCCCCCATACGCTATAGCGTACATGCAAATGATCTACCCTGGTAGTATATGTCCCACCAATCGAATATGTTAATGCTTCGTTATATTCTGTCCATACCCTGCAAACGCTGACAAGATCATGACGGCGAGTTACTGGAGAGATCACAACTCCTGTACCTGGGTTATCTGCCGTGTTTTTACGACTGCCCCGGCTTTCAATCATTTTTCCATATCCAATGTAAACAGCACAGTGAGTAACAGGAGAACCAAAGAATAAGAAATCACCGGGTTTCTGCTGACCAACCGGAATTCTTACACCCATGTTTGCATAAGTTTTCGCATTATATCGCCCAACGTCTGAGCCTGCTGTCCTCTGAATCCAGTAAAGCAATCCGGAACAGTCAAGACCATGTGCAGGTGTTGAGCCACCCCACACATAAGGTGTACCAATTAAATTATGAGCATACAATACAAGTTCGTTTGCTGTCATGTTTTTTTTTTTCACCTACTTTCCTAAGTGTTCAATTAACGAGTTCATTTTTTCAATCGCAAGTGTGTTGTTTTTTATCACCTCTGATAATGTATCAACTTCATTCTTGTGTTCTTCGTTGAGTTTGTCAACTCTCTGATTTGTCTGATCGTACATGTATTTCACAAAGTACGCCATAGCACAACAGCATACGATCGGAAAAGCATAGTTGCCAAGAATTGTCAAAAATGTATCCATCATGTTGTAACCTCCGTAAAATAATTCTCATTAATTTGTGTGTTGGGTACTGTATCAATTAATACTTTCACATACGTATCATTGTTTGTGTTATTTACGAGTTTAAAGTGTGAAGCATCAGGGAAACCATAATACGATTCAAATTTTAATTCATACAATGCGGTGTATAAACTTGAATTTATTAAGGGAATAGTGTCATAATACAAAACTATACCAGTAGCTGCCACATTCATTAAAAACCTTCTCACCGAAACAGATTCAAAAGGAAGTGTAACTACTATTGAACCACCAGCAGGTACTTTTATGTTTGTTGTTAACATTATACACCCTCCCCGATCACATACAGGATTCCGTTATGTGTGAAGTTGTTCCAGTAGTTTTTTCTGGAATGTACAAACATGTTATAGTAGCCACCTCGGCTGTTGAATGGAGTTGTCGAACTGTAATCAAACTGCCAGTTGACCCCCATAGCACGACGGTCATACAGAACCCCCAGAACATAAGGTAAGTTGACTTCTGTTTCTGCCTGTTTTGCATTTCCATCTGCTCCAATGATGGACGGAGTAATCTGGATAGCTGATTCATTATCAGCGGACTGCCACCAGTTTACAAGTTCTTTGCTCTCGATCTGTAAATTTTTATCATCAAACACATACGGTAACGTCTGTGTTTCAGAATCAATCCAGAAACTTGACAACATCATAAGTCGCTGATTTTCTTTCCGTGTGAATCTCAAAAGGTCTTCAAAGCCTGTGATAGTAAATCTGTACTTAGTTGATCTCTCTGTCATCTTTTCAGAATCAAGTTTGATTCGAGCAACAACGAACGGCATAAACTTATTACGGTGTTCGGAAAGTAACTGATTTCTTGTGTACTGTGTTCCATTCTTTGTATTAAACTCATGTGCAAGGTCAACTTCCATACCAAGAGATGATAAGCCTGCCATATAGTTTAGCATGGTTGCACGGCGTTCACTCTCTCGATCCATCTCAAGATCATTACGAAACTCAATCATAACAGCTTCGTAAAATCTGAGAAATTCGTCCTCGCTAGAAAAAGCAAGTGCCAGCTGGTCACGAAATCTTGTAATTGATCTCTGTAACAACTTTGTGCCGTAGAACTTGAGTTCAAGCATTTTCGGCTTATGAATCTTATACATGTCAATAGAATTGCCATCATCCAAAGTGTTTGGATTCTGCTCTGTGTTCCAATCATCAGACTGTTCGGCATACATTGACAGGGACGTAATCTCTCTTACGATAGCACCCCAACGAACATTTGTCTGTTCAACTGTCCTTAATTTACCAGTATAAGACTCGTTTGAAAAATACGTTTCTGCAAATACTGTAGACATAGTTTTCAGTGTGTTTTCTACTCCTGTACGTAACAGTGTTTCCCCAACAGAAACAAAAGAACTTGTGTCAGTCGCCACAAGGTCAGAACGCCCTGTAGCTTGTTTAGCAACAGAATTGATAAGAGTATAGGCATCCTGCGGAGTTAAACTATTTACAGCCAATTTAATACACTTCCTTTCTAATTCATGATCTTCATAATATCATTGATAATGTCTTTTTCTGTTCTTGGTGAATTTACCCGACCATTTCCGGTATTCTGAATATTTGAAGCCTGAATCGTGGATGTCAATTTATTGATAGCATCAATCACCATATCATTCTGGTTCTGATTCTGGTTCTGGTTCTGGTTCTGGTTCTGGTTCTGGTTCTGGTTCTGGTTCTGGTTCTGGTTC